ACAATAATGAATTATCTTTTCTAAATCCTCTATTCCATTTTTATTCAAGTATCTACAAACGTACTTCACAACATTCCCTTGAAAGAACGAGAGATTGTTTTTAGAAATAAATTCATAGGGCTGAATCTGAAAAGATTTATAATGTTTCCCGCCTATCTGCCTTTCTTCTGGAAAAGCCTGCTCAAACATTTTTTTATCTGTCATCTTTAATTGGTCCTTCTTCTATCATTTTATTTCTTCTTAAATCTTTTTCTGTTGGTCTCAACATATCATTTAAATTATCAAATGTCAACATCGGATTAATTTTTAATTTTGTAACTATCCATTTATAAGACCAAGGTTGTAGTCTTATTGTTGTACCATCAAAGTAATGTGTTTGATATGGCATAAAGTTTAATATATTTTTAACATTAATTTTACTTGCTTCTTCTTTAGATAACAAAGAATGCAACCATTCAACAAGTATATGTTTAGCTTTTCTTCTTACTTTTTTTAGATTTTTTGAGTTCATATTCTTCCTTTTTATTATGGTAAACTTCATACCAAGTATCACATTCATCACATTGATACATACTTAGGATACTATATTCTGAATCAGGGTAAGTATCTTCGGTATCAAAGTCATTGTTCCATCTTAAATCTGCATTACAATAAATACATTTCATTATTTTAAACCTATATTCTATCTGTAAATTTTAATATTTTACTTCGCATTTTTTCTTAAAAGTTTAAAATTATTTTCTCTATCATAATATTTGTAGTCAACTTTACTAGGATAAAATTGTTCTAAACAATCTAGAACATCTTTCTTTTTAAAATCTTTGCATGAGTATACATCAAGTTGAATAAGAGCAGGGGTAACAGCATCCCAGGTATGAATAACAACATGCGAAGTTTCTATAATTGCCGCACAGGTTATACCCTCATTACCTTTCTTATCTACTTTAGATGAAAAAGGTCCTGAAAGTATTTTCATATCTATCTTTTTAATTAAATCTTTCATCCAAGTAATTGTTTGTTTTTCTGTACTAGGTGGTGCAGATACTTCTGCTCTGACTATTAAATGTTTATGTTTTAATTTTTCCATATTATTTTATTTATTAAAGTTAGCTGTTATCTCTTCGACATTTGGTTCTTTTATTACATGGGTTAAATAAATATCTTTGTTTGAATATTTAAATACTCTTAATCCTTTACCATTATTTGCATCAGTATGACATTCCCATTTATGTGGGCAGTACTGACATCCAACAGCAAGTTGTTTATTGCCATTTTTTTCTTCCTTATCTTCATAACATTTTTGTTCAGGAGGATTTTTTAATTCCATTGTTTCTCTTAATGTTTTAATTAAATCTTTAACATTTGGTTTAGCCATATCATGAGGTTTATAAAAACATATATCACCAGTTGATTTATCTACAACAAGAAATCCACCTGCTTTAGTTCCTACTGCTGTTTCATATCCTGCTAACTGTGCATGATAACCAAAGGGGTCATCACTTACAATTTCACCTGACTTAAATTTTTTAAAACTAAATGATGAAGCAGATTTAACATCACATATCTCACCATCTATTTTACTATCTATATGTCCTGTTATACCATCAATCTCAATTTTCTTTTGTTGGTCTTCTATTTTATGTCCTGCTAATTCAGCAAGATATAAAACAAGATGTTCAATAATATGTCCATATAAAAATTTTAAATTTAATCCTGAGTTAGAATCTTCTCTTTCTTTAGGACTATGTTTATCATACCATAATTGTCTAGGAGGTTTACCTATAACAGACATCCTAAGTTTACCTTTATTTTCTGTTTTATCTGCAGGTTTATTCCAAGATAGAATAGCTTCTTTAATATTATTAAGAAATACATTCATATTTTCCTCAGTAATATTAGCAGGTTTACCATTAGATATATCAACTATTAATTGTTTAATATCAATAGCTAAAGTATCTAAACTCTTAGTGTGTTTCTGACCAGTTGTTTCCAATTTTATATTCTCCATTTAGTGGACATCTAACTTTTAATAAAGTACCTGCATCCACAATTGATTGGACTGCTAACTTTCCAAACTCATGCACTCTATTTTCTTCTACTTCGAATTGAAACTCATCATGAACATTAACTACAGGAAATGCTTTGATTCGTTTGTTTATAACATATTGATGTAGTAATGTCAATGCCTTTTTCATAACAATTGCACCTGCTCCTTGAAGTAAAGTATTTAAAGCTGCGTGGGTATGTCTTATAATTATTTTTCTGTTGTCGAGTCCTTTGACCCATCTACGTTGAGCCACTCTTTCCACTTTTTCTCGTAAACGTCTAAGACTTGGTGTTGCTCCAAGAAATTTTTCTTTAACTCTTTCTCCATCTCTTTGCGTACCTCCAATGATACTTCCGATTTTGGCATTACCTGCTCCATAGATGAATGCGTAGATAAAAGTCTTCGCCTTATCTCTTGATTCCAAACCAGCAGCAATTTGATTTGCTGTGTGTATATCTCCATTAATGATTTCATTTGTATAATCCTTATCGTTCATGTAGTGAGCTAGCATTCTTAGTTCTAAACCTGAAGCATCAACCCCTACTAATTTATATCCTTTATCTGCTACCCATAATCCTCTACACTCTGTACCATATGGTGAGTACACAGCAGGTATCTGAGCCATGTTGGGCGACTGATGACTCATTCTACCTGTAATTGTACCATTGGTTATTACTTTGCCATGTACTCTTCCATCTTCTCTAACTGCTTCAATCCAGGAGGAAACTTGGGCGATTCTTTTTTGAAGCATTAGAAACCTGTTTATTAATTTAGCTTCAGGAATATTATCTATTTGTGATAATACTTTCTCATCAACAATGATATGTCCTTTATCAGTTTTTTGTTTGGGTTTCCACCCAAGCATAACTAATCTTTCTGCTATCTGTTGTCTTGAACCTAAATTAAATTCTTTATATTTAACCTTTGTAAAAGGTACTCCTTTCACATAACCTTTAGCTTTGTTATTTGATTTAGGAATAAATTCTTCTTGTATCTTAATTGGTGGAAATGTTTGTCTTACTTTATTTTCCAACTCATTCATGTCTTCTTGAAATTTACTTTGCAACATATAAGCACCAACAATATCTAACTTAAATCCTCTTTCATGTTGTAGTTGAATTATTTTTGCTACATCATGTTCCAATTGAATTGACTCTCCAAAATCTTTCATCTTTGATAAGAGAAATTTATAAAGTTTATATGTTAAGTCAACATCATTTCTACAATACTCTAACATTTCTTTTGTTAGAATATCAAACTGTTCAAACGCAATCTTAAAATGATTTAATTTAATACCCCAATTTTTTAAGGAATGTCCACCATCAATAACTGGATTGAGTAGTCTAGATAAAATTAATGTATCAGTAATTTTACAATGACTAAATAAATCTTTACCGAAGAGTTTGTTTACAACAGGAATATCAAACCCAATAATATTGTGTCCAATAAATTCTTCTGTTTGTTTAGCAAACTCTTCAAATCTATGTAGATTATGATTGTCTTTAAACTGATAGTAAGTATCGTTATGCTTACAAACAATACACCAAATCTTATCTGCACCTAGTGTTGTTTCAATATCAAAAACTACTTTATTAAATGTCATCTAATTTTATTTCTTTTAATCTTCCAGTATCTGAATCATATTTTAAATCACAACAAGGACCAGTTAGTCCAGCAAATCTATTTTTTAATACTCTAACTCTTGTTGTATTTCTAACATCAGGGTCATCGTTTTGTGCATCTCTTTCCAAACCAATAACCATATCACTTAATTGTCCTATACTTGCTGAACCTCTAAGTTGAGATAAAGATGTTGCCGCACCCTCCTCATGTCCTTTACCCTCAGGTCTTCTTAAATGAGATACAACTATCATAGCAACCCCAGTTTCTTGTACTAGAGTTCTAAGCCTAGTCATAATTTCATCTAATGCTCTTCTCTCATCACCATGAGATTGGTCTGATACTATAATACTAACGTGGTCTATTATAATATATTTACAATCTAATCCTTTAGATAAGTATCTAACTCTAGATATAATATTATCAATTGAGTTAGAACCAAAATGGTCAAACATAAATACTCTACCAGTACCAACTGTCTCATCAAAGTATGTTTTCATTTCTTCTTTACTAACGTGAACATCAGGTAAATGTAATCTTTGATTAGCTTCTAAACTCATTAAACCTTTTGAAGTTATAACAGGAGTTTCTTCTAGCATTAACAAACCAATATTATCAGTTGTTGTTTTAATCATATGATAAACTATCTCCCTCATCACTTGAGTTTTACCTAAGCCACTACCTGCTGTAACTGTAACTAATTCTGCAGGTCTAATACCATAAGTTATTTTATTCATTCCCTCAAAAGGATATTGAACAAAAGATTTTAATGTTGGTTTAGTTATTTCATCAAATAAAATTTGAGCATTAATAATTCCATCAGGTGCATATGTCTTTGCTTCCCAAAAAGCTTTAGTATATATTTGTATTTTGTTTTTAGTTAAACAATCTGAAGCATCTTTATATCCCTCAGGTAAATACATAAGCTTACATTTTCCTGGAGAGAATAACTCTGCTACTTTTAATGCATTCTCTTTACCTTGTGGGTCATTATCAAAATTAATAATAACATTATCAAATTTTTCTAACCAATCTAAACTTGATTTAATATCTTTAACAGCCGATGTTACACCATTTTTAATACTAACTACTGGTGTTTCATACTTATCTGTTTTAAACATTTGATATGCAGATAAAGCATCTAGTTCACCCTCAGTTATTATTACATATTTATTTTTTGTAAATAAATGTTCACCAAACAATCCTGAAAATTTAGTATTACCTTGTAGACTAAACTCTTTTAGCTTAGTATATCTAGTTTTAGTTGCTATCTTTGCACCCTGTGCATCGTGATATGGATAATAATGATTAGTTATATTACCTAAGCTATCCATCTTAACTGTTACACCATACTTTTTACAAGTACTTTCTTTTATATTTCTATCTATGATTTCTGCATAATTAGAATCAACCATAAAGTTTTTAACTTCATATTCATTTGTAGAATTTGTTGATGATACTTCTTGAGTTTCCATATTGTATTCCTTTATATATTCTTTACAAGAAAAACAATAAGCTGAATTGTCTTTATTAACTGATACCGCATCACTACTTGAACATAGTGGACAGGGTAAATGATATTTTACAAATCCATTATTTTCTGTTTCCATTGTCGCCCTCATAATTTTTATTTATTTTTTAAGTTAGGAAGAGGAGACTGCACTACAAGCCACCTCTTCCTTTGGAGTATATGAATAAGTGAATGGTTCAACATATTCATTTATCAAAATGATACTACTAAAAATCTTCCTTAATGTCAACTCCACCTGCTGAATCTTCTGCAGGAAAATCTTCTTTAGGAGTATACTCTACTAAGTCTAGTACCTGGACTGCTTGTAAGTCTAAGCCTGTTCCAGTTTTACCTTTGTAGTTCCAGTCATAAGATTTATACATTACTCTAATCTTACTTCCATTACCAACAATTTTGTCTAGCGGTTTCTTTGTTGCGTCAACTAATGTTGGTTGTGAGTTTCTATCTCCATTTGATTTAGAAACTTTTCTTTTAAAAGTAACTACATTTTTTATTGTGGTATCATCAATAACTGTTTCCTTTAAAGCTATACCTTTGCTTTTAAGTTCATCTGCTGTCTTATCGTCAACCGCTAAATCAACTCTCCACATTGGTTCAAACTTTTCATTAGGTCTTGTTAGTGATGCCCAATAAGCTGTGCCTTCTACTATTGCCATATTATTTATCCTTATATTTATATTATTATATTTAACGATGAAACATTATCATAGTTGTTCATCATTGTCAACAACTATTTCTTCTTTTGTTTCTAATACTTCATCTATCTTTTGATTAATAATCCTTTTAATCTTATCTTTTTTCTTTGATTTTTGTTCTAGTTCAGCAATTTTCTTGCCTAGGTTTTGAACATCATCATTACTTTGTTCTAATTGGATTAGTAATTTTTTAATTCTTAAATCTTTCTCATCAGTTAAAACAACTAAATCTTTTTTTTCTTTTATTAAAGATGTAATTTGTTCTTTGTATGCTGATAATAAATCTTTTGTACTCATAATTATTTATAAGCTATAACACTTCTCATCAAAGATTTCTTTGATAGGAATAACAACACACTTACTTGCTCTATAATCTCCTATGTTTTTTGTGTGTGTCTTTTTATATTTGTTAACAATCTTTTTAAGAACCTTAACTCTAAATACTATTATACAATATTCTTTGTTTGTTTGTTCTAAGATATGAAACCACCATTTAGCTTCTGTCTTATCAATGCCACTTGGCTTACCTCTATATTCATATTCGATTGCAATGTTACCAGTCTTTCTCCACCAACTACGTTCAGTTTTTATTTCTACAGTTTCACCACCTAGTAATTCAGCTACTCTTTTTTCTCTTACCTGTCCATACTTTAAATCAATATCAAACTTTGAGTTGTTGTTAAATTTCATTTTACCTTTCATTTTCAAAGGTACAAATATATTCTAAAAGAAATTTATTTAAGTTTTTATTTTTAAATAATCTTTTAACATTTGCCTTTTTAATTTTTATAAATAACTTAGTCACAAAGTAAGGAGTCATATTAGCATAGTCACAAACCTCTATAAAAGATTTGTTTGTTACATCAAACCATTTATCTGCGTCATCTATTATTCTTTTTCTTGTTGCACCCCACGCATGTATATCAATATTAAGAGCATCCATTACTGCCCTAACAATAACATTTCTCCATAATAAAATTTCAGGTGTGATATAAAATTCTTTACCATTATTTTCTTGGTCAAAATAATTTACTGCATTATCATTTCTTATCATTCTTTAACCTTTATGTTTGAAAATGTTACTGTGTTATTCTCTTTATTCTCTTCGGCTTTTTTTATTTTTTTATTATAAGTCTTCTCATCTATCTCTTCTATTGTACTTCTAGTTAACAATACATTTTTATTAGTTATTGTTGCATAGTCTGTAAATTTTAATTTACCCTTAAGTTTATTCTCATTATCTATATCTTTAAAATAATCTTCTACTGTTATATTTAAATCTAGATATGATTTTTTTAAATAATTTTTACTCACTATTAAATTCCTTTCATTCTTTTATTATTTGTATTGCTCTAGCACATGCAGGTATTCTTTTTATATACCCCTTCCATTCCATATAACCCAATAAATTATAAACACTACTCTTTGATTTTACATTCATAAACTTTTTCATCTCATCAAAGTTAGGCATATAATTTTTTTCTTTACTATAACTTTTAAGATAACATAATAGTTTATATTGCTTAGGTGTTAACATTTAATCCTCTTGATTATGATACTTGTATCCTGCTATTCTTAATTCTCTCTCGTATTTAACTTCGGCTTTAAGGTTTTCTATTTCTAATTTTTGTTCCTCAATAATTCTTTCAAGGTCATTCTTAACTTTGTTAAATTTATTATCTTCAATTTTTTCTACCAAACTTTTTAAGTATATATCAGTCATTTATTTATACATCTTTCTCACTATCATTATAAGATATTGACTGTTCAAATAAATAATACTTTTGTTTATCATAATCCTCAGACTTAATCATAAGCTTTGCATAAGCATCAGCATCTTCTTTATTTGAAAAACCTTTCTGTTGATAGAAACTACTTTGCCCATCTATCTTACTCATAACTATATATTTATTTATCTTAGTTTCATTATTAAACATAATTATATCCTCCTATATTCTTTTAATAACTCATTATTAAATTGTTCTTTAATTAGTTGTTTAAGTTTTTTATTTTGTTTATTAGATTTGAAGCCAGTAACTATAACGTGACTATCAAACCAATCTTTTTTCTTTTTATTTTTTTTGTTCATATATTTTATACCCAATATTTTTTATAACATTATTACTTATAGTGCTAACAGGATTA